CCTGCCGCTTTCTTCGTAATACCAAATACCGTTTTATTAGCCATATCAGCAGGCGTCATGCCGCTCGCCAATGTCGGGAATGCAGAATAAATCGCAAACACGCCGAGCCATTCGGTCAGTATCGATACCGCAGTGTTAATAATGTTCTTAGCAAAATCGGCCAGCGCTTCCTTTCCCGACTTTGCGCCGGTAATAAAATCAGACATGGCGCTGCCCATGCTTTTACCGACATCATTCATATAACCAACGATTTTATCGTGCCACTGTTGCGCCGTGGTCAGCTGCTGAATTTCAGCATCGGCGGCTTCTGCTAAAGCCGCTTTGTACTGATCAACAAACGACTGCAGCGTCTCTCCTTTTGCTGTTAGCTCTTCTGCCAGTGCATCAGGGGTCATCTGTAGGAGCTTAGCTACTCCGGTTAAAGCATCTGCTTCGTCCGGATTAGAGACGACTGTATCAAGATCTTTCAAGTTTTCTTGCAACGTTTTCTTAAGCTGATCTATTTTATACTTCGTACTATCGGGATCACCGAGTATTCTGTCTACCAGATTTTTCGTATTTTCTTCGTTATTTTTTAATGCCAAATCGAACTGCGCCGCTCTTACTTTAGCCGCGTATAAACTGTTTTCCGCATCTATCTGATCGTTAATAGCTTTAATCGTTTTGTCGCGCGTAGATGCGTCGGTAATTTTCTGCGCAAGCTTGAGCTCGTTTGTGTACCCCTCAACTAACTGATCATGCGCATTTTTGAGCCCCTGCAGCGTTACTTGCAGACCTTCTGTCTTCTGCTCTTCTTTAGTCATCATCTTGACACTAACCTGCGCGAGTTCTACCGCCGATTTAGCCAGTGCCCATTTCTGTTTATCCGCGTCAGCGTATTTTTTAATCAGCGCTTCCACAGCTTTTTCTTCTTCAGTCAGCTTTTTTACAGCTGATCCGCCACCGCTGTGGGAGCCTCCCCCTCCTCCTGATCTTTTAGCAGAGCCACCCGAAGAATTAAACCTCTGCGACTCACGTACCAAACCGTGTGTCGCGTTAGCTAGTGCCGCTTCCTCCTCATCGTTATTAACGCCGCCCGCAGCAGCTATTTTATACTGACGATGGATACCAGATGCTGCCGCACTGGCGATCCTACCTAAAATTCTCAATACCTCGGCCGCGAAATTGTAAATTTCTTTGAGTACATCGATGACCGGTTGCATAGAATCAACGATCTCTTTACCGACCTCGCTAAAGCCCATCGCAAGATTATATATAATGACATAGATAGCCTCTATCGACGTTTTTATTACTGCCAATACGGCGTCAATCCCCCATAAAATGACGCCGGCCACATCGCCCAGCAGGGAGAACACGCCGAGACCGTCGCCGCGAATGAAATCCACGAGATCCTGCGTGATGTCAATAAGCTCTTGTACTATTCCTGACTGCTGAAATGCATCAAGAATAGCTGCACCGATTTCTCCGCATGCCGCGTTAATATTTCCGGTGACATCACCCCATTGGTCAATGATATTCTGCTTAGATTTAGCCATTGATCCATCGAACTGGTGTAAGTAGTCGGTTAATGCTTGAATAGCGTCTTGTGCATCCAGCGTCCCGTCATCCAATGCTTTCATTGCTTCTTCGCCGGTCATACCCAGCGACCCGAAGACATTATCCAGATTGATACCTGCCATCTGCAGGGCTATGATCTGCCTGCTGCTGGCGTCCCCGGTAGCTTTAATGCGCGCAAGTGTAGTAACAAGCATTTCTGCGCCTTCTTGCTTCTTACCGAGCCCCGCGGCCGCATCAGCACATAGACGGATCATATCCGCCGACTCTTGTGCCGTATAGCCCATTGCGAGGAGCTGTATGCTCATTTCTTGTACAGCCGCTGAGTCGTAATTCAGGTCGCGCTCGAGATCATTAAATATGCGATATGTCTCTTTTCCGCTGTTTATGTTATTTTTTATAGCGCCCAGCTGCGCCGTCGTTTGCTGCGCAGCCAAGCCGACACTTACTATATGCGTGGCCGCGTCTTTCGCTATATCGACAACCGCTGATAGCGCACTAACTAATGCGTTGCCGAGCGCGACAGAGAATGCTGTAGTCGCTGTAGACCCGCCGCGGAACGACGAAAGTAATTGCTTAAATCCCCCCGCAGCCTCTTTCGACTTCTGACTGGCGGCTTCTATACTTTTTGTAGTATCTTTAATAGCACGCGAGTATGCAGCGTTCGCTTCTTTTTGACTGTGCAGCGCCATCCTGAGATCTTTTAATGCTTGCCTCTGTTCAGTCGTCGCTTTTGTGCCGTTGCGAGTCGTCTTATTTAGATCTTTGAGTTGCTGTTTGAGTTCTGCTGCTTTCTGCGAGCCTTCTGCGAACGCCGCTTTTAATCTTTTCAGCCCGTCGTCGTCAGTAGCTGTCTTTATAACGATCTTCGCGTCTGCCATTCAAGCACTTCCTTTTATTTAAAAAGCGCCGGTTAAGGCACTGTTGATTTCAAATTTATAATTTAATATGCGTCTCTAAATACGCATCTACTTGACTTGCAAAATAAGTCTCTATGGCTGCTTTATTCCGACCAAAATAGTCCCCTCGAGCTGGATATTTGGTAGCTTTCATGCCCTGCCTCGGGCCTCTTCCCCGGATGTATCCGCCATGCGCCCCGGTATTGTACCACCGCGCGAAATAATTAGCATAAATGGTAGCCGTTACGTTATCAACTTCGACAGCATAGTGGCTCGGAATAATCTCCGACGTACCATCTGGCGCGGTTATAAGATTTTTACCGGAAAAAGCAGTTTTCGGATGCGTTCTTTTTATATAATCCGTTGTTGCATACTTTGCGTGCTTGCACGCTGCGGCAACATCCACGATAAAGCCTCTTCGAGTATAGTCTTCTATTTTTTCCTGCAGTTCTTCAAGCGTCATGATAAAAATAATAGAGCGGTTTACTCAGCAAACCGCTCTACCCTTTTAAATTAATGTCCGGGCGTAGCCGCGGGCTCTACAAAACCTGTTTTCTTAACCGGAGCGCCTACCCCAGTTGCTTTCAGTGAGTAAGACACGACGTCTTCCCCGTCTGCCGTCTTTTCCCAAGACGTAGGTACGTACTTACCGACAATGTATTCTTTAGTATCCAAGTCCACGATAGCAAACTGCAGGGCGCCTTTTTCCGCGGTAATTGCGTCGTCATACAAGAACTCTTCGATGACTTTCTGCGCTTCATTATCTCGACGCATAACAACTTCCGCATCCAGCTCGTGAGTCTTTGAAGTCACGACGCCGTCAGCCCAATAACCGGTATCTTTCGTCTGCGCCGTTTTGACCTCGGCAGACACGGAGTGCGTATTTGACGTCAGTCCGCCCAATTTAATCCATTTCGGACTTGCTTCGGACGCTCCCGTACCGTAGTTGATGTACAAAATAATTCGTTTGCCGGAAACACCGACTTCCCCGGTAAATGCGGGGTATTTTTCTTTTGCGATAGTTACAGCCATTTTTCACCTCATGCTATTTGATCAATTCTAAAAATAAGAGTAGTGCCACCGTTTTGCCACACGCCGGTGTCACCATATACCGGTAGATTCGTCCGCAGCGAGCCTACTTTAATACTGATAAGCTGGTATCCGTCTGCGTACAGCTCTTTTTGCAGTGCATCCCAGCCCGTGTCGCCGCTTAAATAGTTCAGCAGCGCTTCAAGCTTTTCTGCAATCACTTTGCGGCCTTTATAGTTACTGTAGATCTCCAGCTGCAGAGACATATTCCACGACGCCATATCAGGCGCCGTAGCTGTACAGTCGGCATCACTGGCACCTAAGATGCCATAAGCAAACTCTTTTTGCTTTCTGAAATAGTCTTCTATTTCAGTAATTGGCACTGCGCTGTCGAACCAGTCCAAACCTATCGGACTGTTTTTTGTCACCGCATAAAACGCTTTTGTTACGGGATAAAACGGAGATTTATACTTCATATCAGGCCACCTCCGCTATTAATAGCCGTCGCCGTAATCTGCAGGAAATACGGCCGGCTTTCATCAAGCAGCAGTATATCATTAATGAGATAGATAAAATCTCGATATGACAGTCGCCATGATGTATCCAGCCCTTTTACCACATTCATGCCGCGGATATCCCGGACAACAAAATACCGGGTATCCACAGTGACGTAATCACCTACGATCTGCTGTCGGCTCTGGTTACGCTGTTCGCACATAGCAGACAACGTAACCGCCGGAACGTACGTAGTTTCGCTTAAGCCGCCCAGCTCATCACGGACCGGCGCGGACGGCTTAAGCAGCGTAATTCGATGGCAAAACCGGCCCGGGTTTCGCTTAAACACAAAGCACCTTTTACGGCGTCTTAGTAAGCTTCACAAAGGCTTTATCATAAACAGAGATATCTGTGAAGCGGCATACTGCGCGGACAAGAACGGAATTTTTGGTAAACCCTGCTTCTTCAGAAGACGCAACTTCGAGAGACGGATATGCAATGTGATACAAAGCTGAGAAGTCCCCGACAAGAATAGTATTATCCGCAAGATTGCTTCCTTCGACGACAATAATCGGGCGCCCTTCGATTTCTTTTACCGCTGCGTTGTTAGCGTCGCGGGAAAGCAGGTATCTGTCTTGCTTGTCTTTCGCAAGTGCAAGACCCGCCCATGTAACTTGATTCATGACAACTGTAGCTCCGGATCCTGCATCCAACGGGAGTTCAATTATAGCTTTTTTAACCGCATCGACAGTGACCACGGTATTCATAGCAGCAATCTTAGTTTCTTTCGCCGCGGCAAGTACTTTAGCACAGATGTCCTTATTTACTGTAGTACCATACACTCGATTGAAAAGCTTTCCGATAATTGCCAGTACGTCAGAGTTAGCATCCAGCAGTAATTCCCGAGATACCGGAATAATAGCGCCTTTAGACGCCAGTGTATACTTAACGCTGGTGAATACACCTTTCTTCTGTGCAATCTCGGTATTTTCTTCGAAATCTGTCAGTTCGACATCCTGCTCATAATCGATACACGGTACCGTCCCCGTGCGAGTCGTTACCGGGATAGCGGTCGTGATAGCACGAAGATCCACGCCGACTCCGTTATTTTCCCGCAGAGACAGCAGTTCTTCGGGAACGAGGACACCCCCATCAGCGGCAACTGCGCCATTCTGACCGGCTGCTTTGTCTTCAAAATAGGTCGCATATTCAGTATCGGTCACCGCGCGTCCCAGCAAGAAATTTTTAAGTGCTGCATTAAATCTTTTTTTGTCCATCTTGTTTTCTCCTTTTAAATAACTTTTCTTTTTTGCTTCAGCTTCCAGTGCTTTTTGCTCACTATAAGCGGTAAGCTTATCTTCCAATTCTTTCTGCTTTTCTGCAGGTACGGCTTCTTTCTTTTCGATAAAAGCCTTAATTTCATTTTTCAGTGCGTCAATATCGCGCTTCATCTCTATGCTTTTCAGCATTTATCCACCTCTTTCTTACAAAATACTGCGCCAGTAGGCTGCCTCTGTCTCATCCATTTTCGGGACGGGCCCGTTTCGCTTTCGCCGATGCTTCGTCAACTTCTTATATGTCGGCGCTTTTCGACCGTAGGCGCCTCTGTACGTCGGCAGCGCACAGTTAATGATCATTAAATCTTCCAGTGCATCGTAACGCCGCAAATACCCGTCAAACATAGCGTCGATTTCCGAAACAGTATACTTTCCGAATTGCTCCGGAGTCAGATTGAGCTCACCGAGTGCAATAACCTCGAGTACTTCCAGCATATCCCGAAACGTTCGGTATCCCGTTGGTCTTACGCTTTGCCTGCTTTTTTCATCAGCTCTCTCATCTGTTCCGGCTTCGGCAATGCCGCCTCGACTTTTTTTGGGTCAGCTACCGTGCCTGATTTAATCAGTGCCGATAACGCGTAAGCCATCAGCACTGCCGGTGAATACTGCGGTATCGCTTCATAATACAAGCATTCCGCGTCTTCGTGTGTCATACCGTCGTTGCCGTCAATAAGAGCTTGAGTAAACAGCATAAATACATCGTGCAGCGGAGCCGCCTGCTCTTTGACTGACTGTAAAAATCTCATCAAAGACTCGTGCCGTAACTTTGTTTCAGCTTCATATGTGCCTTTATTAGTCAGTTTTAAACGGTATGTCTTTCCGCTGATTTCTATGCTTTCGAAATTATCAAAAATCATTATCCTTCCTCCTTTCTTCTGGGATTACCACCCTCATCCGCCCCGCTATCCCCGAGAGCTCCAGTCCCGCCGCGCTGTGTAAGCATATCTGCTTCAGGTGCGTCTATCGCCGGATATCTCAGAGACCGTCTGGCCTCATTAGGTGTCAATATTCCTGCTCCAGTGTAAGCCGCGAGAACGCTTGCTTTACTCTGAGCGTCCAATGTATCAAAGACATCACCAGCACTAAGGAATCGATATCCTTTCGTTTGGTCTGCCCTATCAAGCAGCTTGAGCCGAAGCTCTGCCGCGTACTGTGTAATAATCGGGATCATCGTTTGATTAAAGAACTGCGCCATTTGATTAGTTGAAAACGTAGCCATCCCAGCGCCGCCACCCACATTAAGCATTGCAAGCGGTATGCCGAAGAATGACGAAATCTTTTGTGCGGAAGTCTGCTGCAACGATTCATAGTAATCTTTAATCGCATTCGCAATATTCGTCGCTGTCATTCCCGCTGGCAACGGCAATATCGTATTATTGCTGTCCGACAGAAGCTCTCGAACTTGATTTTGCAGTTCTTTCTGCTTTGACGCGCTCAAATCTGATGTATATGACAACACAATTGTCCCGGAAAAACCGTTTATCACGGCACTGCGCATTGCGCTTTCCGATTCCGCTGACCCTTTTAGCGCATTCATCAGCACATCAATAGCTCTTCGACCAACAAGTCCGTTAATACTAAAAGCTTTAAAATGCAAAATTTCTTCAGGTAAAATAGTAAAGCGGTGCCCGGATTGTGTATCATAGTACTCATATACCATCTTCCGCTGTCCTTGCAGTATGTCTGCGTTATCCCAGTACACTTTAATACTTGCCGCGTCTAGCGGAATTAACTTTTCTACTACGCCCGATTTGCCGCACTGAATGTATGCATAGGCGTTTCCGTAAGTATTTCGCTGTACTTCTATCCACCGCCAAAATTCATATGCATTTATACCGTCGTACGGCTCTACATTAAGCGCCCGATCATATTGAGGACCGAAAACCACAGGAGTATTCCCGCCCGGGTCGTATAACCCCCATTGGATCTGTCCAATATTTTTAGCAAGAATCTCAATGCAGGTAGCAAAGATAACATCTCCTGCAGCGTCAACTACGACACGGCGCCCCGTGCCGATAGGATAGAAATTCTTTTTCGTATTTTCGTATACACCGCCACGGAAAAAAGCTTTAAATTTATCCAGCATGGCTGTTACTCCAGTTTATCTGCCGAGTCAAGCAGAGCCTGCAAGTCTTCGGGAACTTTGTAATTTGCTTTGCGTTCGGCTTCTCTTTTTTCAGCTTCAAGATCCTGCAATTTGTGTATTACCCCCGCAAAACCCGCTACGGCTACCATATCGGGCTTTTTAGCAGCCTCTTCAATAGTCACATGGTCAAACATCGCTGCCGCCTGTTCTCCGGTAAGCCACACTTCGCCGTTATCAATCCTGGCGTCCAACGTTTTATCTTTAGCGTGCTCCATCACGATACTATGCAAAACAGCATCGATAGCTTTCATAGATTCAATTGCGTTCGCTATTTCTTCTTTATTGCCTTCCGCATAAGACATGCAATTGTGCAGCATGAGCAGATCGTCTTTATGCATAATCAACCGATGGCAAGCCAGCGCAACAACCCCGCCCATCGAACACGCCATAACTTCCACTTTAGCCGTTACTTTCTGTTTGCAATTCCTGATCGCGTTAACCACCTGCAGCCCTTCAAGTACGCTGCCTCCGGGAGAGTTAATTACCAACGTAACGTCTTCCGTAGCCTCATTTAATGCTTTAACTACATCTGCCGTGACTTCAATGGCCCCATTAATTTTCAAATCCATATTACTTTTCCTCCAATCGATAAAATTGTAATTGTGTAAGCATCGCCCGCGCTCCATAGTTCAGACCTGCATCCGCAATGCTTGACATGCCTTCCCGGTGGTCGTACATGTGTGGACCCCATTGAGTCATCACCCACAAATCGGCTTTGTTCCGAAACCGCTCATTCGCTTTGTACAGAGCTTTGTAATTGTCAATTGCGTCTTCCAAATAACCGTAACCTGTATCAATAATCCGTCGAATAAAAGCGTCGTCATCGTCATACGGGATATGTAGATAATCTTTTAGTTCTTCCGTTGTAATCATGTACTCACCTGCCTTTCATCATGTCGAACCAATCATCTACCAGCTCGTCACCGGACGGAGTACGCCGATTGAAATCAATGTAGCACGCAATAAACCCCGTCAGCGCCGCGTCCAGCGGGTCTATTCGAATATTGCTGTCTGCGCGAAGAGTAATTTTTTCGATAGAATAAAATCCGGTACTGTTCCGCACTAATAAAGAGTTCGTAACAGCTTTTAAAAATATATCTTCACGCCCCTTAGCGTATGCAATAACCCCGTCTTTAAAGTGCTGCGACAGCGCCTCGATGTACTGACTTAACGCTTTCGGACTTTGATTTTGCAAAATGAAGGTGTCGCATATCTCTGACAGCCGGTCTTGTATCCCAGCGATGTTGTAGGGATCGGCTGCTATCGTTACGTAGTGCAAGTCGTGATCCGTTCTGATTTTGTCTATGTATTCAAAAACCTGTACCGTGTCGATATTCTCGCCACCTGCGCCGGAACATAAAAAAAGCTCTGTATCAAGATAATCTCGATAACAAAACTTATCTGACGTTACGTGATCTTGCAATTTCTTTTCGGGCATCCACGATACACTGTGTATAAACAATCTATACCCGGCCGCGGTAGCATCTTTCTCTACCATCACCCCTGTTTGATCCACACCGTAATACGTCAGCCAAATCACCGATGTTAAATCGATCGTTTGAGAAGCGTCAATTCCTAAGTACCAGTCTTTATATCCTGCTTGTATCAGGTCTTCAAAAGTAGTATCTGTTCCGCAAGCTATCAATTGGTCGTATGTACAAACCTGTTTATCTTCAGCCGAGTACCAAGTGTTACACTGTTTCGTCACAAACGACTGCAGCGTAAACCCTTTCTTCGCTACCGCCTCTTTAGCTTTTTGCAAATATTTTTTCCGGATGTGATCTTTAATAGTAAATCCGTCTTGTTCAAACAACAGTACTGGATTCGCTTTGCCCCACAACTTGATATTCGCATAGTCTTTGCCCTGAATGTCCGCCGCGTCGGGCTCTGCTAAAAACAAGAAAACATTATCCGGTAAAAGACCTTCGTACAACATCTTTCTCAAAGTCAACCAACTTTTATGATTGTCTCCGCCGATTTCAAACTGTGCTGTGGACATCGCGACAAGTAATGCGTCTTTAAAATGCGCCTGCCCATCTTGAATTGTTTTAGTGATGATTTCATCGCAGAGCATTTCTTCATCGATAACAGCTACTTTGTTCGTGTACCCATCCAATGAGTTCTTCGCACTTCCCCCTGTCCGGAACATTTCTAAATAGTTCCCGGTGTTTTTGTGCTTTGCCCAGCACGCGGTTTTGTTTACATTATCGAAAACCTCTTTCAAGCGGCGATCATTATCAATAAATTTACAAAATTCTTTAAAACAGATAGTCGCATTCTGCCCTTTGCATGACGCGAGTACAATCAGTTCATTCCGGAATTTGCTCATTCCCATTAGATAATGTAGTACTGCAGACAATAGAAAGCTTTTCCCGTTACGGCGCGCCATATACAGTTTCGCCGTATTAACCAAGTACCGGCCATCAGGATATCTCAGCCCGAAGATCCCGCACATAATAAACTTTTGAACAGGGTACAGACTCAAGCGTTTAGCTTTACCGTCTTCGTCTACATAAATCAGTAAATTTATAAACTGGAACATCCTGCGCATTGCGTTAAACGCAAATTTATATTTTCCCGAATTGTACAGATCCAGAAACCGCTTAAAGCACCGATATTCCGACTCTCCTACCAGTTCATTATCCGCCCGTTTTACCAGAGCTTTGTAATAGTCTCCGATAAATTCGCTAAGTTCTGCCGGGACTTTCAGCAGCTTAATTTCATCTTCAACCATCACCAAACCTCTTTTCAAATTCTGCTATGCCGTCAGCTATCCTGTGTAATGCATACTCTTTTTTCACCCCACCAGCTCTATACAATGCATGTATTTCTCCGTGGCTTTTTTCGGAAACGGTAATTAGATTATCTAAAGCAAACAGCAAATCCGGTCTTTCATCCCGCTCTTTAATGTGGTGAATAATCGGATTATTTAACCGCTGTAAAACGCCAATTCCAAGCAGCCAAATATCGTAATCCATGTATTTTATACGCACGTTTTTGCGGCATTTCTGCCACAAACGGGATGCATATACTTTTTTTGCTGTGTTTTCCGTCTGATATTTTTTAGCAAATTTGCGGGTACACACAGGGCATCTGTACCCGTCGTAGAGCTGATGACACGTATTGCAGCGTTTAAAAATCGCCATCATTCTGTGCTTCGGTCAGCATGCGCGTAAAAGGATTTCCGTTGTCGGCCTCTTCATCCTTTATTTTGTCAAACTTCAGCGCTTTATAAATCCCCAGCGCCGTTTTGTTAAACTGTTCATACCGCCGCAGATGCGCCTCAATATTAGCCGCATCCATTTTGTCTAAGTTAGCAGTTAATTCCTGAGATATTTCTTCGGCTAAAACAGTAAACCGGCAATACTGCATGATGAGATTTTCATTAACTTTGTTAATCGTGTCGCACCTATGCTGCAATGTCCAGATGTAGTTGTTTAGTTTTTTGATTGCCCTGTTTCGTGCTGTGTTCGTCATTTGGTATACACCTGTCTATTAAAATACATCTGTTGAGAAAAATTAAAAAGGACCCGCCGAATTGCGGTCCTGAACCGTGAAATTCCGAAACATACCCCCATTGTTCACCGATTGAAACGTTAAAAAAGTAAACAAAAAGCACATGCCGGGGAGTGACATGTGCTTTTTGCGGAAAGGAGGTTCATCCTTAAATTTCCCTTTACCATAATAGCACGTCTCATAGTGAATTATAATGAATTTTAGTGAACTCTTTTTCTAAAATTTGCAAAGATCTTCCGTGCAGCTTATAGACCCATCGGATCGTGTAATTCATATCCACGGCTATCTGTTCCCACGGCTGCGTGAGAATATAGTACCTGTACAACACACATCTGCTACTCTCGTCATCTACCTTATCAATCAGTGCTTTAGCCTGATCTCTCTTGTCAATCAGCTCATCCCAAGCGGCATTTACCTTTTCGATCTGTGAATCCAGTTTATCCACAATTTCATCAAGCGTAGCTAAGTGATTCGACTGTATCTTGTCACCAAGCTTCGGACTTGAGATATTATATGCTCTACGTCTTAGATCCTCTAATTCCTGCTCGTATGCACGCAGCAAGCTGTCCTGTTCTCTGACTGATCTTAAAAACTCTTTAACCGTCATTTCTCCTCCTGCTCGCTGCTACACATAACGCTACTGTTACGACACCGACGATAGCACCAATCCACGCGCCGATTACGAAAATCAAAATCTCTGTCATTTCTCGTCCACCCTTTCTAATAGATGCTCGATATACCATCTGGCTTTTTTCAAGTCTTCTGTTCCGTTCTTCTGCTTCCATCGCCACAAGTATTTAATTGCATTCGCTGTACACACAGCTTCGATACCGCTTAAATCACTTGTCGCCACTTCGATTGCGTCAATGCATTCTACCCGGCCTTTGTTGTAGTGCGCCGGCCTGTTCACCATATCAATCATCTTTCACCATCCCTTTCGACTAATAATTTAACCGCATTCATCATGGCTTCCTGCCCGTTTTCTTTTCGTTTCAGCGCTTGCATAACCAACTCATCTACCGTACCTTTCGCGACTAAGTGATGTATGATAACCGGCTCTTTCTGTCCTTGTCGTTCAAGTCTTGCGTTTGCCTGCTGATACTGTTCTAAGCTCCATGTCAAACCAAACCACACGATGATATGCCCGCCTGCTTGCAAATTAAGTCCGTATCCAGCACTTGCCGGGTGTGCTATGAGTAGTTTTACCTTTCCTTCGTTCCAAGCCCTTATGTCGGCCGAATTTTGCAATTCTTGCGCATCCGGAAAGGCTTTCTTAATCCGATCTTTGTCATGTTTGAAATTGTAAAAGACTAAAATCGGATTTCCGTCATTTACTTCTACAATCTCTTTTAGCGCTGTGATTTTCGCGTCATGAACCGGTATAACAGCTTTATCGCCGTCGTACACAGCTCCGTTTGCCAGCTGCAGCAGTTTATTACTGACCGCTGCCGCCGATAAAGCTGTTATCTCCTCACCGTGTAACTCTGTGACGTACTCCCGCTCAAGTTCCCGATATGCTTTCTGTGATTTTTCATCAAGTACCACGGGAACCGTAACCGGCGGAAGTTTATCCGGCATCAAACGATAATCTTCGGCTTTTAAGCTGATACAGATGTCCGATATCTTATCGTAGATTTCTTTTTCGGCGTCCGGGCTCCGTATCCGGTAGCTGTAAACCACCGGGCCGTTCTGCTTATCCGGTACAAAATAATTATTCCGGTACTCTGTCAGTGTCCGCCCCAGCCGTTTACCACCGTCAAGCAAGTACAATTGCGCCCATAGATCCATCAGCCCGTTCGGGCGTGGTGTGCCGGTCAACAAAACTATTTTTCTGAAGCGCGTCCTGACCTTTCGTAACGCTTTCCATCGTTTCGTACTTGCGTCTTTGAAACTCGTACTCTCGTCGATAACAAGCATATCGAAATCCGGTTTATACCGCAGGTACTCAAGTAGCCACACGACATTTTCGCGATTAATGATGTAGATATCTGCCTTCTTCGCGAGTGCCTGTACCCGCTGTGCCTGCGTTCCTAAGACTGTTGAAAATGTCAAGTTTTTAAAGCAATCCCATTTTGCCGCCTCGTCTTGCCAGGTGGCTTCGGCTACTTTCTTCGGCGCTACAATCAGGACCTTGTTAATCGACATCTCATCAAACATCGTCTGAAAGATAGCTGATAGCGTCGTAGAAGTTTTGCCGAGGCCCATCCCGAGATAGACACCGGTACCCTGATTTTTCAAGATATGTTCAATCACAGCTTCTTGATACTTGTGCGGTACATACTTCATCGTGCCAGCCTCCGGATAAAGTTTTCTGCAGATTCCAGATTATCAATCACGCACACGCTACAGCCCAGCCGGTACAACCCGCGGAGAACATTTCTTTGCAGCCGTCTCGGCTTCTTCCCCGGCGCTTTCAGCTCTGCAAATCCGATTTTCCCGCCAGGAAGAATGACAATCCTGTCTGGCACTCCCGTCATTCCCGGACTCGTGAACTTGATGCACATGCCGCCGCAAGCCCGCGTCACTGATATCAGATGTTTTTCTACTGCATATTCTTTCATTTTCACCTCATAAATATACAAAGGCTTTTCCCGCCTATATAATAAGAATAT